GGAGGTTCGGGCGGTAACAGGTGAAATCGGCGCTGGCGCAGACGTTGTTCGTTTTACGGGAGGATTATCGGACAATTTGCCCTCGATCTTCCCGATTTCCTTTGCCTGCATGAAGGGCGTCATGCGTGAGATGCGATCTGCTTCTTTGGGGTTAGAGCCGAGGTAGTAAGCTAACTCAGGTCCAACGTCCGAGGACTGGATCGTTTCGGCCATCACATCAGTAATTGGGAGCTTGGGGTTGTATGCGACTTGTTCAAAGTCATCATATTTCGTCCGTGCTTCTTCTTCCTTGTCGTGATAACTCTCAAGAACTTGCGACTGGCGTTTAGCAGACTCACGTTTGGCAATCAGTTCTTCAGCTTTCTGGTAGGCCAATGCGTCAGCATAGGCTTCAGGGCTTTCAAACTGGTCAACAGACTGTGTGGCTGGTGCCCTCAACGTTTGTTGTTCAGACTGGCGTTGCGCTTGATCTCGTTCCCACTTACGTTGCTCTCTTGCGAGGCGTTTGCCAATTGCTGCATCAAGTTCCTCTTGCGAGAATGACTTGGGTGCTGCTTCAGCGATTTCCGGCGATTGAACTTCAGCTTCAGGGGCAGCCGTTGCTTCCTGTTCTGGCACGGGTAGTGACTCCGCTAATACTTCTTCTGACATTTTTGAATCCTACGATTCCCTGGTTTACCGAGCCAGTACGGTTGTTTGATTGTATTACAACAAAAATGAAGCGCCGTACTGAGTTAACGAATAGCCTTCACCATTTCTTTGAATCAACCCCATAGACAGCATTTGGTTAAAGTCAACATCAGCGCCGTCTACAAAATAATCAACAAGTTGTTTCATATTAAACCCCTAAGTTACCTGCTGCAATAAATGTGTTGGCGACAGGTGCAATCAAACTAATTACGGCGTATTGACCCATTGTGCTGAACAGACTGCTATAGGACACCAAGGTAGCCGCACCAGCCGCTACAGTAACTTTACCTGCACCACCTTGAATAATGGTGCAGTTAAACCCAGCGCCAAGACTTGCGGCACAGGTAATGGTCACAGCCGAGGCGCTGGTGCAATAAATGATCTGGGCATTGTCGGTGGCCGATAGCGTGCGTGTGGTGCCCGCCTCAGTAATGATCATGCCCGTCATAAGTTGACTGACGCTGACCTTTTGGGTAGAGCTGCTTTTGACAACTGGCAAGACCTCAACGCCTGTAAGGGGCGGGGTAATTCCGGTTAGCTGGGAAATTTTTAAATCGGCCATGATGAATCCTTATTTAGAAAATGCTTGAACTTCGGCGTTGGTTAGGCGTTGCGGCCAATAACGCAAATTTTGCAAATGACCATTAAAGTAGTTGGTGCCATCACTACCCAAACGCGCCTGTGTAACTGTTGGTAGTGTGCCAGAAGCAGATGTAACCGCCGCCGCGCCATTAATTGCCGTTGCAAAACTAGATGCTTTCCAAGCGCCACCAAGTTTATAGACCGTGTTGGCCGTAATCGTTCCGGCGTCCAATGTGGCTTGTGGGCTGCCGCCATCAACAACAAACAACTGAGGATCGGCGGCAACACCACGCAAGGCAATAGATTCGTTGGCCGTATTGTCATCAAGTTGAATTGCAGGGCGTGTATTACTGATTGTGCTTGGAAGTGCTTGAATGACAGCAGCACCTTCGCTAGCGTTATACCAGTCGCTAAAGTTTGCCCCTGTCATCGTGGCTACATCAGCGTTGCGTGTGACTGCTGCTGCGACTGTAGGGATGTAGCTGGTAACGAATGCGCCTGCTTCTGTTTGAACACCCCACCAATTAGTTTGCCCCGCAGAACCGTACTCAGCGCCGCCATAGCAATACACTGACATTGTGATGTGCGTAAGCGATGGCGTAAGACCCCCGCTAATCCTAAACCAGCCGTTACCGTATGATGTCACTGTAGGTGATGTAACGCTGCCTGTGCCGGTAATAGTGTTTGTATTAAAGTTGTAGTATAAATTTCCAGTTACACTTGGATTTATACCGCCTGACGTAGCAAATTCAAATTTTACTGTTGTTGAATTGCCTTTTTTTACAAACGCAGAGCAAATATATGTTGTTAAACCCGTAACAGCTACGTCTTGTCGCATACGCCAATTATTAGCGGCTGCGCTAATTAAATCGGCGTTTTGTGTTCCGTCAGGTGATATTGCAACATTAGACGAAACAGTTGCCCCGTCAGCCACCCATGTTGTTGCGAAATCAGAACTTCGTAAAATTAAATTTGTTCGCGCTTCTTCAATCAACAATCCTTTGCAACCAAGTGTTGTTGGGTTGAAATCAAACCTAGGCGTGTTTGCAGCCATTGTTTCAACCAGACCACTGGCGTTTACACGAGTTGCTGTTGCGCCAGTTCGCGTAAACGTGATGCGAGAATCTAGACTGGCTGTAGTGAAATCGAGTGCCAGTTTTGGAAGCACTCGCTCTGTGGCAGTCAAGCTAAAAGAAGGTGTAATCATTACGCGCTCCGTCCAATCTCTACCCACTGTGTGCCATTGTTCAGCAACGTAAGTGTAGAGTTTGCGGAAGATGTGTAGTTTGCGTTTCCAGAAAGGCGCATTGCATTATACGCACCAGTGCTACTACTAATAATTAGTATATTAGAAAATACTAATGTTACAACACGCCCAGCAGACCCGCCATTTAAACTTCCCATTGTAGTAGTTCCAGTAACTATAAACTGACTGCCGTTAACTGGAAGATTTAACGGGTCAATTGATGCAATACTTGGAACAATATACGTTCCAGAAGTTATTGGATTTCCGTCTGCAAAATCAGATAAAATTTTTGATATTTGAACTTTACTTGTATCACTAGCAACAGAGAAATTATATGGGGCAACAGCAATACCTTCAAACCTATTTCCGCCCCCGTCAATAACTTTAGATTGGGTATTGTTAATAGTTATTCCATAACTCATATCTCTAAAGTTAGACGAGGACACTGAAACGTCGCCACCGGATAGCAATAAGCCGTGGTTGCCACAAGCCCACGCATTAAAACCAATGACCGTATTCGTCACACCATCAATGGTCGCAATTGAAATGCCAGCAGAATCTTGTGCTGCTGCTTGGCAACCTATGAGCCTATTCTCTTGGCCCCCAATTGAAAATCCAATCGACCCTATGTGTGTTGGAACACCAGCAGATGTTGTGTTGTCTGCGCTGCAAGAAAGCAATGTGCAACTATTAACAGCCGTAAGAGTAAAACCCCGAAAATATCCATACGAGAAGCAATCTGTAAGTTTTGCCCAATCAACCGTATCGTGCAAGTAATAAGCAGTGCCTGTGCGAATAATAGACGCGCCCGGTGTTCCCGCAGAAGATGCTGCAATTGTGGCAAAAGGCCACCCGTGGCAGGTATTAATATACGGAATATCTAAACAGTTTGTAATTTCAATACCGTTTACGCAGTCAAACCAAATGTTGTTAATGCGCTGTCGTTGATCGCCGGTAGAATAAATTGCTTTGTTAAAACCAAGAATTTGACAATGCGAAACAACGGCGTCATCCCCATTAATGGTAATTGCTGTCCCAGCAAAAGCTGTTGCGTTAACTGTGGGAAACGTCATTCCTTTGCGATAAATCAGCACTCCGTTAATGGACGCATTGCTAGAGATCGTAATTGTTGCTGTTGAATTAACGATCAATGCGCCGCCCATACTACCGTAAGGTGCTGAAGTATTGTTACCCGGAGAGCCAACATATTGGTGCGGGCCAACCAACGAGCAATTAACCGGAATTGTCAGATTGGCATCAATCAGGCATCGCATAGAATTAGGCATAGTAACCGCGCCGCCAGCAGTTCCTAGCGCAGAAAATGCCGCCTGAATAGCGGCAGTGTCATTAGCAACACCATCACCAACAGCACCAAAGTCTTTAACGCTCACAGTCTCTTGCAATTTAGCTTGGACAGTTGTTACCACTGCACCTGGCGCGTACAAGTAGCCACCGCCTGGGTAGCCCCCTGCCGTAACGCCATCGTGAGATATGAGGCCACCATCGTCGGTGTTGTAGGTTAACTCACCAACAGCCCCTGTAAAGGTGCTGTTTTGTGCAGTGGTTCCCCTGCGAAGTTGTAGTTGTCCACTCATACCAGTACCCCTAAGTCGTATGCAAAAGTTATGTTTGGATCGCTTACCAATCCAAAATCTATGGGAAACGTAAATAACTCTGGCGTAATAGTGGCGCCTTCAGACATGCCAGTATCAGGATAGATGACAACCCGCCCTAACACTTGAGTCATAATACTTAGCATCATGCTGCAATCAAACCCAAATTAACTAGCGCGGCATGAATGCCTGCGGCAGTTACAGCAACGCCTGTTTGTTTAACAATCGGCGCAGTGCCATAAAAACCAACTCTGTTAAAACCAGAGTTGCCAAAAATAGTTGAGTTCACATCGGCTGCTGCGTCACGAATACCGGCAGTCACGTTGCCCGTAACATCTACGCCAATGATTCGGTACTCTATAGCGCCAGCCACAATATCCACGCCGTAACTTTGTAGGTTGGCCGCATAACCAGACCAAACGCCGGAAGTGCCACCCATAACAGACACGCCGACAGCCGTAGCATTGATAAGAATGCCTGGTGAATTCGCTGACCCAGATTTGCTGTTATTTGTAACTTGCGCCCGCACATCAACATAACGGCCAGCAATGCTTATACCAGCATCCTCACAGTCGTCAATCTTACCGCCAGAAATGCTTACGTGAGAAACCGTGGAGTCAATATAAAAACCATCAGCACCTGCTGCGTGAATGTAGGTGTCCGTAAACAAAGCAGTGCGAAGGGCTCCTCCAAGACTAATGCCTGCAAGCAATGGAAAATCTACTTGAAAGTCCAACGCCGAAATAAATTGCGGCACAGGCCCACCGCTTCCATTTTCAACAAGAAGACCTTGGCCCATTGTGGTACATGCTACATGCCGCATATCAAGTGTGTTGACGTTTCCGTCCATAACAACGCCAACGGTTCCTACCGTGTTAACGGCGCAAGAAAGTTGCACGTTTTCAATGTCAAACACATCGCTGCGGTTAGCCGCATTACCATACCAATAAATACCGGCTTCACCTCGAAGGCCATTAACCCATGTATCGCTTAAATAAGTGGCATTTGCCTTTATTACATAGATAAAGTTCCACGGATTCAAACCGATCAGCCTGCGAAAACAAGTCCTGTCAACCGTGTTAACCGCGATACAGTAGCCGCCAGTCATTCCACCGGCATCAAAGCACAGGTCTTGCATCCCCCCGCCTTGATTACCACCCGTGAAGGTAAACACGTTAAAATTGCCAACCGGCTCAATAATCGTAGCACCTGGGCCATCGCCAGCAATCACAATGCCATACGATACCGTTAGGCCGCTTGTGATTCTATACGTTCCTGCGGGTACGTGAAGCGTTCCGCCACCTGTCATAGACAGCAAAGCTGCCGCAAAAGCTGCGGTGTCATTGGCAACGCCGTTACCGACAGCGCCAAAATCTTTGACGCTAATGCTTTCCCGCAATTTTGTTTGTACGGTAGTTGCAACTGATGCTGCAGCCGCAGGCTGGTATCCAACAAGAGATGACCCACTTGGCGCAGAAAATGCGGCTATTTCGGCGTTTAATTCAACCGCCAATGCACTTACTTGGCCTGCTGCCGAAGTAAGATTATCTACAGAATAAACCAGCACATCGTTTGAATTCTTTAATATAAACTTATAGGCATTTTCACCCAACCAAATTGAGGCTTCGCCGTTCGTATCAAGAATTACGGGGTTTGTATTCGGAGTCGTTCCGTCTGAGGATGTATATGTGACTTGCGGAAGCGTAGTACCTGCCTCATAAGTAAATACTTTTCCGCCAACCAACGGACCCCCCGCACTGTTAAGAAATTGCTGTTTAGCGTTTGGTGAAAAAGCAGTCATTTATTACTCCAACAGAATCAAACCACCGTCCTCTTGAACGAGGTTGTCGCCGATTTCGGTTAATAGGTTGCTTTGCACTGTGGCATCAGCATAACCCGACAGCAGCGACATGACGGCACCCAAGCCAATGGCTATGCCGTTGCGAATAGGGATGCCGAAGTAACTCATTGCGAGTTGATAGGTTTGCAATAGATTGTGCCATTAGTAGACACGCGAAGTGCACTGACCCGCCATTGACCACCAGAGCCCTGTGGCACTTTGAATGGAATTGGTGTAAACGGTGGGATTGGTGTGCTGGCCGCAGTTGCCACAGCGCCTTCACCAACTTCAATGTAGCAGGCTTGGTCAGACCAAACAACAACACCTTGGGGGCCAGCGGTCCATGTGCCGGTGTTACCAGCGGTATCGGTGTAGGTAACCAATCTGGCAGGGTAGTCCGCTTTGGACAAAGGATTTAAGAGTTCCATCGTGATTCCTTACGCTAAGAAGCGGAGTTTGTACAAGGTACGCAAATAAATTTCAATGATATTGTCAATCAATTGTTGCAGCGATGAGTCTGATTTGTCAACCACCTCATATCTGCACTTCTCGATCTCGTCAAGCTGGTCCTGCAAGAATTCAATCACATTGGTCGTTTTCTTGGCAGACATCAGGCTAATTGGCCCAATCATACCGTGTCTGCCTTGGTAAGCCTCGGCAAAGTCATCGGCAGCGCCAACAATGCGGTCATAAAAGATATTGAGAGCAACGTGCTTGGAGTAACTGCGGGTGTTCAAGTGAACACTGTGGGTCACATCACGGGCTAGGAATAGCATTCCCATAAAATCACTGCATTTCATTTGGCATTCCTTGTGGTTGCATTTGCTCCATACCTTGTTCTTCCATTTGCGGCATTTCCTGTGGTTCACGCATCTCAGGGATACCACCTTGCTCCATTGCAGCAGCAACCACACCCATCGCAATGTCTTGAATCTGTTGTTCAGTCATACCGGCCTGCACAGCGGAGATACGCTGTGTTTCAGCTTGGTATGCCTTGATCTCAGCTTCGTAGTCCTTGCGCTTCATGTCCTGCATCTCAATCGACTTGCCGACATTCTGGATCATCTGGTGCATCTGCTCCATCTCCTGACCCATCGCCTGCATCTGCTGCTGTGCAGCCTGCAACTCAGGATTGTCCTCGCCATCGGACATCAGCTTGGGATCAATGGTCTTGGCAAAGCGTTTAGCCATCTCTTGAGCGCCAGGCCAGTCCATGTTCTTGACGAACAGGTCACCGGCAACTTGCCACAACTGTGGGTTGCCTTGCAGCAACTGGGCCATTGCCTCCAGAGCTTCTTGGCGCTTGGTAGCGTAGCCTGGACCGGTGGTCGCCACAACATCGTACTTGCCAACGCCCGGATTGTAGATTTTCTCAAGCACGACACCCTGCTGATCCACAATCTTGTTGACTGGTTCAGCTTGGTCAGGGTTGATCTTGACCATTTTTGTTTCACCATCTTCACCAATGATCCGGGCAATACGCTGGGTATCGTAAATCTTGGGGATCAGGTCCACGAGTTGGCGGGCAATGTGACGGACACCACGAGCTAGGTTGTCACCATAGTGATATGTGCCGACATCGCCCTCACGCTGACGGGCCAAGATGGCTTTTCCTGAGCGTTCGTTGCTTCCCATGCCTAGGGAAGCGTTGTACTGACCTGTTGTGGACTTGATGTCCTCAGAAGCACCAGCCTTGGCCTGTAACAGCCCACTGGAGGCCATTGGTGGCTGGGCACGCTGGGGTAGTGGCAGAACAGCGCCTTGGCCGTCTGTAACGTCCGGATTGACCTCCAGATACGGCCAGTTGGTCGTGTTGGCGGTTTTCCACTGGTTCTCATAACCCTCAAACTGACCACCATAGCCAATAAATGGCGCTTTGGGTGCCAAGGCCAACATCTCAGCTTCTTGTGAAACCCAATAGTTGTACATGCGCTGGGCATCTTTGGCGTTACGAACTAGGCCCGAAACGTACAGACGGCCATCGACTTCAAACTCATTGCCAACAATCCGAATCACTGGAATCCACTTGCCAGCCCATTCGTTTTCGGACAGTATCTCGTAACCGTTGATTTTGCAGTACTTGACCCGAGGGCGTTCGGACACCCGTTTGTTCTTGGGTTTACCGAACATATCCTTCAAGGCTTTGTCTTCTGGCGTGCCCTCAAACGCTGTTTGATTGCCAGGATACAGGTTCAGCGTGGCGCGGTCATAGTCAACGTAGTAGTAATCAGCAATGCGAATCGTGTCTTCATTGAGCCAATTAGAGATAGACTGGTCACCAACACCCAGAGACTGGAGAGTCGTGATAGGCGCTGCATCAGGGTACAGGCGGGCATATTCAGCCTTTGTCAGGTCTTCTGTAACAAAACACCACTTCGCATCCGCACCCGTAGGGTCTTGGATCGTAGGGTCCATGTAGACGCTGAATGAATTACGTACACGGCCAATCTTGATGTCCTGATCAAATGTATTGTCGTCGCAATACTCAGTCAGCAGACGTATGTAGCCTTCACCGTAGGATACCTGGTTCTCGCAAGCGGTGTCATAGGCCACGTCAGCGTCAGAGATGTACTCAATGTGCCGGATCATGCCGTTAAAAATGTCAGCAATCTCAACGTCAGCCTTGTCGTCCACCGGGATGACCTTAGCACCAGGACGGTTCTGCCGTTGGTCGTTGGTGACTTGGCGAACGTGCTGTGGCAGCTTGTTAATGGTCAAACAAGGTCGGGCGTTGATGGTCTGGCCCTGCACAGCACCACGAGTCGCCAAGACATCTGAGGGCCACTGCCAGTGGTTGTCAGGGGAGCCAGCGTAGAACTTCAGATCGTCGATCTCGTCCTCACGGGACTCAGACAGTGCCGACATAGCCAAGTCCAGCCGGGCACGGGCGGTAGCCAGCACATCAGCGTTGCTCTTGTCTTTGGATGAACCGCCAACAGCAACGGCTGCGGCGGCTACGATGCCTGTTACGTCAGCCATGTTATTTCTTTTTCATTGGTTTGGCAGCTTCACGCTTCACCGAATAGGCAATTGCCACGCTTTGACTCACAGGTTTTCCGGATTTAATTTCAGCAGCAACATTCTTGCGAAATGCTGCGGGGCTTTTGGATTTGACGAGTGGCATTATTTACCCTTCTTTGCAGTCTTGGCAGACTCTTTGAATGCCTTGGCAGTAGGTGCGCCCTCAGTGCCAGGCTTACGCATCTTCTCTTTAGAGCCAGCGGCGATACGTGCCTGTTTAGCGTGAATATTAGCGTAAAGACCAGGTTTTGTAGCCATGATTAGCACTTCCATCGTTTAAGAGCCGCCTTGGCACGTTCGCCATCTTTCGCATTAGCAGCTACAGCACCCATCCTAGCGCAAAATGAATCCTTGCGGCCTTGGTCTGCCTTGGTCTTAGGGTTTGGGGCTGGCGGTTTAAGATTAGAGCCAGTTGCGGCATTGTACTTCTCTCTGCCTTTGGCAGTCAAACCAGCGCCCTTGGATATGGGCAGCTTCTCGCCGCGTCCAACAGATAGTGAAACCGTCTTCTTCATTTAAGACCCCATCCATGATGTTGCTGCGCTGCCGGACTGCGCGTTTACACGGCGTTCAGTTTTCGCATTATAGTCACGATGCGCCACAGGAAAGGCAAAAGTTACACAAAGCGCGTCTGCCGCATCAGGTGACGCCAGCCCTCGAGCCTTCATTTCCTTCTTACTCTCCAGCAAAATGGCACCAGCCGAGTTTGTTTTCCGCATGGGGCCAACCAAGTCGGCCTTCAACTGTCGATCTGCCGAAACACTGGCCGTTTTGAGCCAATCCTTCATCGCGCCCCACATCTCAGCACGTTTATTCTGCCACATTATGGGGCTTTTCGCCTTCCAACCGAAGTTCACACCCCGCACCTTGTACCGCTGCTCGGTCAACCTGTCAAGTATCCCGTAGCCCAGCCCACCCTCGTCGATCACTGTCAACAGGGGCTTGTACTCCTCGATGGCGTCAATAACGTGGCCCACCACGGACATGGTATCCTCACCCTTGTATCGTTTGATCGCAATGATGTCACGCCCCTGGCGAACACAGATCACGGTGCTGTCCATGCCACCACGCGCCGGGTCAACGCCGATAACGATAGGCGCAGTCATGTCCTTATATTTTGGCCGTTTGAACGCATCCTCGACCAGCGTGGGCGATATGAACTGGTCCTCACCCGTGGCCGGGAACTCACCATAGACCTCCACCCGCGCCTCACGCGAGTCGTCCCCATACTCAGCAATGATCTGGTTGTACACAGCCTGATCGGTGCCCTCCACCGTCCGGGCGTCAATCATCTGCCCGTTCCAAAACGCCCGCTTGCCGTGGAACGTCTCAAAAAAGTACCCGGTGTTACGCCGTGGGTTCGAGAACGCCAGCCAGTACCTGTCCAATATCTTCTCTGTAAAGAAGCCGGCCGCCACGCTCCAGATGCCATCAGGTATGCCACTCGCCTCGTCGAAGATAACCATCATGCCATCATGGTTGTGGACACCCGCATAGGCGTCTGGGTTCTCCTCGCTCCACAGCTTACCCTCGGCTGCCCAGTACCGGGTGCCCTTCTTGAGGTCACGCTCCACTAGGTCAGTCAGCCACGTGGCCGGGACCAGCTTCGTAGCACTCACCTCCCACCAGTGCGAGTTCACCGCCATCGTGGCCCACTTAGTCAACTCACCCCATGTCACCGTGCGAAGCTGGTTCTCGCTGTTAGCCGATACGATGACGGTACTGCCTATCCTGGTACTCAGCATCCACAGTATCAGCCACGCCACCAGTGCCGACTTACCTATCCCCCGGCCAGAAGACACGGCTATGCGCAGCGCCTCCATGTCCAGCACACCCTTGTTGTTCTTGATGTGGGTCGTAATCTCACGCAGCACCCTGCGCTGCCACCTGCGCGGCCCCTTGAAGTTAGCCAGCGGTGTGTTCTCCATGCCCCAGGGGAAGGTAAACAGCACGAAGCTCTCAGGGTCATCCTTGATCTGAGGACTCCACAGCTTCGACATAAGAGTCTGCTCCTCCTCACCACTATATATAGGCTTCTGCAAGTTAGTCCTCGATCCTTGGAGTTACATCTTCTATGTCAGCTAGGTCGATCACCCGGGCGTCAGCCTGCGCCAGTGCACCTAGGATACTGATCTGACCACCCACATCAATAGTCTTGACCTCACCGTACTGTTTACGATTGTCAGCGCCCATCAGCCACTTCCGAGTGTCGATCCGCAGCTTGGACCGATTAACGTCCTCCAACGAGTCGTTAGCATCGGCAATCGCAATCATCTCGTTGGCCCATGTCTCCGTGCGAAGCTCCTTGGCCTCTTTATATAGCTGGTGCCGTATCGGGTCCTTCTTGATCCACCGAAGGAACGCACCATACTCAAACTCACGGAAGTCTTGGTCAATCACTGACTGGAACGTCCGGCCCGAGGCAATCTGCTCAAGCGCACGCATAAACACGATTTCGTACTGCGTAAGCATCAAGTCAGTTTGAGCCTTGATGACAATAGGGGAGATTGGGATAGTTTGTTCGGGCGCACTGAGCCAATCAGGCAATTCGACTTGGTATGCTGATTGATGTGTTACCTGATCTGTGACAGGTGCGCCTGTGAATTCATTATTCATAGTGTCTAGATACTATCACACCGTGATGGAACGTGGTGCAAGTGAATAGATGACCCAATGGGTTACTGTGTAAATGAATAAAAAATAAAAAATAAAATTGTTCGTGATGCCTCCGTAGCCGTGGCCCATTGGCGCTCGGCCCTACCCACCCCATCGGAATCCATTGTGCATTTGGCAACCACAGTGCATCTGGAATCATTGTGCATATGGTAACAGTAACCCATTGGGTTATCATTATGCACCTAGAATCATTGTGCAATAGTCAACAGTAACCCATTGGGTATGTGTAACCCATTGTCCAATGGTCAACCCATTGGGCACAATTAACCCATTGGGCATAATTGACCCATTGGGTATGGTGAAATTTGGCGCAGTTGTCACAGTTGATGCAATAATGCCTATTTTTTAAGCAAATGGTCATGCGAGTGTGACAACTTGCTCTCCGCACAGGAGACCCAAAAATTAGACTTTTTCTCTTTTCTAGTGCTTTTTCAAAAACCCCCAAATCATTACCCCCTTGGCTAGTCACAGTTGACACAGTTAAAACAGTGGCTAACCCATAGGGTTTATCCCTAGAAAATAGTTCACAAGTAGTTGTTGACACAGTAACCCAACGGGTTATACTTACACCACTGCACAAAATCGTGCAGGTAACTTGTAAGGACAATTCACCATGAGCAAAGAGATTTTGATTTACGGCCTTGAGCAAAACGAGACACGTGATTACATGGAATCATTGCTTGCATGTTTTCCAGTGACTGACAAAGCCCCCTCGAACATTGAAGCGGTTAAAGCCGCCGCAACGGCCGAGGGCTATCATTCTTTCCGCGTTGCCGGGTTTGTTCCCGGTACAGTGCCAAACTTTGCCAAAGCGGTGACTGTATGAAATACGTCATCATCGAAAAAGCTAACCCGTTAGCCGTGCACTGTATTTGCGACACACGCGAGCGGGCGCAACATTGGATTGACGTTAATGCCCCCGAATACGTAGCTAAAGGCTATTTCATGGATAAAACGTTAACCGCCGATAGTTTCACAATCAAGGTGCGGCCATGAACTTTGCCAACTTACCCAACCAAGCCGCCACTATGGCCGCGAATGCCAAAAGTGGCACATTGACTCTAGCCGGTCAAAAGTACACGTTAACCTTTACCCCTGAGTGGGTGTATGAGGTTGCTGATAGCAGCGGCGAAGTGCTGACACGCTTCAACACTAAAAAGCTAACAGTAGCCCGTCAATGGCTGCGTGACTATCTGGAGAATTAACCATGCGTGAACATTACACCCCTCCCCGTCACCATCGTATCGGCAAACGGCTCGCAAGAGAGCAACGCACTCAGGCCGTGGCCGACTACCTAGCCGCACTGGCTATCGGCTTGGCACTAACTGCCCTGGCACTGGCTTATTTTGATATTCTGTAACCCGTAACCCGTAAGGAAAATTTATTATGCAAGCTATTCAAACCCGCTATCTCGGACCAACCAACTCACGCGGCTCGCGCATCAAGGCCTGGGCTGCTGCTGGATCAATCACTATCCCTTACCCGCACGAGTTATCGGGCCAAGCGTGCCACCGTGCCGCTGCTGAAGCCCTGGCCCTGAAGTGCGAATGGGATACGCCCTTCTATGGTTCACTACTTGGAGGTCAGTTGGCCAACGGTGACTATGCGTTTGTGTTCAACAATGAATTCTCAAAGGACTAACACCATGACCCCAATTGCATACTATGCGGAACTGTGCGGCCGTCACCGTGCCTACTCATGGGCGCCGCCGATACCTTATGACCGATGGCTAACCCTATGGTGGCCCACGATCAGTAAACAAGTTAACCCGTAACATTGAAGGGACCGACACCATGACCAACCTAATGACAATCCCCGCTACTGAGGCCGAGCGCCTGGCCTATGCTGAGGGCTTCACCCGTACCGCTGACCTATTCGCCCGGGTAGCTGATCTGGAGGCAACCCAGGCCGTGCTGGACCAGGAGATAGACAACCTTCAAGCTGAGTTGAAAACCGCCCATGCTGATTTGCACGATGCCGTGAGCCATGCTGAGAGCTTGGCCGCTGAACTTGCGCAGCACCGCAGGGCTGAATGGTGACGCTCGCCCTGCTTATCGTGGCCGTGCTGGCCGCGCTACTTAACCTTTGAATTGAACAATATGAACCAAATAACCAACTTACGCACTCGCTTGGGCCTGTCCGTGGCCCAGATGGCCTACTACCTGGGTGTGAGTGCCCATACGATTATCAAGTACGAGAACGACACCCGGCACCCCGGGGGCGCCCTGCTGCGCCTAATCGAGGTACTGCAGACCCTCGAAGTGATGGCGCCTGCTATCCATGCCCATATGATGCCCAGCGTGGCACCGGATAGCCCCGTGGAGGAGGGGTTACCTACTGACTAGGGCACCTGTAGCCCAGACGTTAAAAAGCCCCTTGATGGGGCTTTTCTCATTTGTTGCCGTGGACCTTGGGTTTGTCCCTTGTGCTGAGATTGTATATCTCGTTAAGCTGGCGCTGCTTGGCCGCTATCACTTTGGCCCGGTAGTCGCTGAAGTGAGTGACTAGACGCGGGTTAATGGCCCACTGGGCAATATGTCTATGTTCCTGGGTCCGGTCATCTATCCTGATAACCCAGCGTGCATCCTCGAGTGATGCTATAGCGTTGATCACTGCCTGATCAGCCTGATGGGGCATTGACTTCTCAAGCTGACGCCGTGCTGACCGTTTGATCTCTGAGAGGGTGAGTATCTGCTCATCGGCGTGGTGAATGATGTAATCCTTAAGCCATAACTCGAAGGTGCTGATGCCGCCCAAGTCTGAGAGCGCGTATCGGAAAACGGGAATAAAGTAGTTTTTAGCTAAGCTGATGGCCCGGCTGATCAGTTCGGCCGACACTATGGGATTGAAGGGTGACTCCATGAGGTGGAACATGAGCGCGAGTCGCCCGGTAAGCCCTTCGACCTTGCCGAATGCCGTCATGAACACATCATCCGACTGTAGCAGTCGCTCATCTTTACGCTTGCCGTCATACCATACTTGGAACTCTTGGTAGAGTAACTTGGCCTCTTGACTAAGCGTATAGGTCATGGGTGGCAGTGCATACACAACTCGCAGGGTCTGTTCCCATGCTGCTTCGTTTGTCAGGAAGTCGGGTATTTCGCGGGGCACCGTGGTCAAGTCGCCATTGAGTACGCAGGGAATGAACCGTTGAATCAGGCCGTCAGCACTCAAATTGTGCAGGTGTTCTTTGAACACGCGAGGCTGAATATTGCCGTAAATGCTGATTGCCAAGTTCTCCACATGGATCGACCCGCTGCCCACCCGGTCCATCTCGTAGCTGGCCGACTCGTAAGCCTGGACCCAAGCTGACCGATCCTCGCCGCTGGTCTTGTCGGTCATCTTTTTGACCCAGGAGTTCATCTCGTCCAGGTAACAGAGCAGGCCGCGTGGCCGGTCTGCTGCCAAGCGTACTAGCTTCTGGCTGGTCACATCTTTGACCGTGATCCGCAGATTGGCCGGCATGGGTGGCATCTCGTTGACTATTGGGGCACCGTCCATCGAAAGCATACCCTCAGCACTCTGAGCGAAGTCGAGGAAGGCCTTCTTTGATGATGCATAGGCCGCCTCTCTGCCCTCCCAGTCAAGCATCTCCTTCTTGTGCCTGGGCAGGTCCTCAAGCTCTAGCTTACGCAGAACTGACATCATGGGGCTTGATCCTGGGGTCTTCTTGTCAGCCGGGGCGCCGATGGTCATCAACCACAGCACCGGAGGCACCAGGAAGCCCTTGATCAGTTCTAATCGGCTCCGAGCATCCACCACCCCGCAGACAGCCGATAAGCCTGCAAAGAGTGGCACCAAAGGGTCGCAGCCCACACTTTCCCCGACCTCGGTGGCCCGCCGGGCGATGACACTAGGCCACAGGGACAGGTCCATCCTGGGCGCTGGTGCCATCATGTCATTCATGAGGTCACTGGGGCTGGTGGGGTTTTCCAGAGCAGCGAATAAGCCGGCAATGTCGGGCGCTGGTCTGGTCCAGCCGTGGTCCTTGGCAATGTGGAATAACGTGCCCAGCTTGACGCCGGTAGCCTTGTCTGACTTGAAGCTGCCCCACTGACTGATCATTTCACGCGCACCGGGGTACTTCTCCACCGACTGGGCGCTCCACTCGTTCCACAGGTAGAGTGCTTGGTCCATCTCGTTTGTCTGGGTCGCTGCCCAGTGCAGCGCCATGCCCACCGACACCCACTCTTCACGGGCGCAGCTTGCCGGGATATGCTCCATCGCCGACCTGATGTCTTCCCATGACGCCTTGAGCGCGTCACCCGTGGACAACACCCGGTCCTTTTCTTTGTCAAGCATAGACTGCCACAGGTCGAGTAGTGCTTCAGGGATGATGGGCAGACGCATCCAGTTGCCGTTACCTGCCCAGCGGTAAGGCTGCTTGGTGTCAGGGTGGATGCTGGGTGGTAGTACGTCCTGCACCGTCACGCCGTTGGCCGTGGCGCAGCGCAGCTCGTAACTGGTGTTGCCGTTGATGATGATCTTCTTGGAGGGCAGCGCCAAGCCGAATGGCATCCGGTAGATCAGCTTGCCGCGACCACTGCGCCCACTGTCCACAATAACAGCGTCAGCGGCACCGTAAAGTGCGTTGAGGTCGATGCCGTGGGGCAGCAGTGCAGCAGACGCCGACACCCACTCGTCTATGTCCAGCGCCATCGTGCCGCTGTAGGCGTGGGCCAGACCGATGCCAAATCCCTGGGGTAGTTCGGACTGGGACTTGATGGCGTTCTCTTTGAGGTTCCATCCTGGGGTGCGTGGCCCCTTGGTGCCTGCTGGAATCGGCACAAGGCTCCAGCCATGTCGTATATAGGCATCAACTGATGCTGGATGCTGGGTAACTTGTGTTGCTGTATTCATGCTTTGCCTGTTGGAAAATTATTTTTGCAATTTATGTTTTACATTGTAGGTCAACGTGCTACACTTGCGGCAACAAATCAGGAAATATTTATGGCAACCAAGCAAATGACCAAATTTTTGACCGTGAGGCTCACGCCTACCGATCACAAAGCATTTCACCGCAAGGCTGACCGATACGGGAAACCGTCCGATCTCTTGCGTGAGATAGTGCAAGCGTTCACTGAGGACAGACTTGTAATTCAACCACCTGTAAACCCAAAAGAAAGCCTCTATGTTAGAACTTAAAATTGAATCCCTGACCGCCGCCATCAACACACTGATCGACGCAATCAACAAACAAGGTACTCATGCGCCAGTTGCTCCTATGGTTGCTCCTGTTATTGCAGCACCTGCCCCAGTAGCTGCGCCTATCGTAGCTGCTACACCAGCCATGCCAGCCCCTCCCACGTTTGCTGCCCCAGTGGCTGCACCTGTGCCAACTGGTGCCCCATTCAGCGACCCCAAGGGACTGATTGAGTTCGTGATGACATCGTACAAGAACCTGGGACCAGCCAAGGGCGCTGGCATCCAGGGAGTTCTGACTGGCCTTGGCTACCAGAACATCAATGATGTGAAAGCCGAGCATTATGCAGCGTTGTACTCTGGCATTGAAGCATTGAAATGAGCGCACACGCCCAACTGTCTCCATCGAAGCGCAACCGTTGGGCCTTGTGCCCCGGTTCGATTCGGGAGGAGGCCAAGTACCCTGAACAGGAATCTGGCCCTGCCGCCGCCGATGGCACCCACAGCCACACGCTGCTGGAAAAGTGCATTGAGGCCAATTTGGCTGACCCTACCGGCATGGCAGGTGTCAAGATGGTTGACCATGAAGGTGAGTTCACCATTGACGCTGACCGTGCTGCACGGGTCAAGGTCGCAATTAAGTACATCACTGAGCAGTCAATGAATGGTTTGCTGAAGGTTGTATCCGAGCAGCGTGTTGATCCTGCGTTTTTATTGGGCCGTGATGACCTGTCAGGTACAGTTGACGTTCAGATTCTGGGCAATGATATGCTGGAACTGATCGACTACAAAGATGGTATGGGTATCGTTAGCGCCAAAGGCAACTTGCAGCTTGAGCAGTACGCTTATGGCGTCCTGGCTGGCTACAAGCTGCCCGTTAACGGTGCCTATCCCTTCAACACGGTACGCATGACCATCATCCAGCCTAAGCTGGCGCTGCGTGGCATGAATGCAATCAGTTCGCATGATGTATCTGTTGCTGACTTGATGGCGAACATGGGTACAATCATCAAACAAGCTGCTGCCACTGATCAACCAGATGCACCGCTTGTGCCGGGTGATAGTCAATGTAAATTCTGCCGTGCTAAGGGGTCATGCTCCGCACTGGCAAGTAACGTAATGAAAGAGGTCGGAATCATGTTTCAACCAATTGCTAGTAAACCACTCGACATTGCGCAGCAAAGCGCCGATAAAGAACCGTCCACAATGGACGATACCCAGATCGCTCAGATCATGGAAGCAGCCCCCCTAATGCGTCAACTTCTCGAAGGTGTAGAGAAGGAAGCCCTGCGCCGCCTGAAAGCCGGTCAAACTATTGCTGGCCTCAAGCTGGTCAATGGTCGCGGCTCTCGCACTTGGTCATTGAACGATGAAGAGACTGCTGCCCGACTGATCAAGATGGGTGTGCCCAAGGGTGCGGTCTACGAAACCAAACTGGTGTCTCCTGCCAAAGCTGAGAAGCTGACCTGGGAGAAGACCAAGGCTGGTGAGAAAGTCAAAATGCAACTGTCAGATCGTCAACTCAAGACGATGAACACCGAGTACGTCACAAAGCTGGCCGGTGCCCTTACAGTTGCTCATGAGTCTGATGAACGCGCTGCGGTCATCATGAACGCTGCACCTCTGTTTGGTGCAGTGGAAGCGCCGGTAGTGGAAGCACTGCCAGCATGGTTACAGTAAATCAACGAAAGTAAAAAATGTCAGATATTATCTTTTTGTCGAATGTCCGTTTGTCTTTCCCCCACCTCGCAGAACCTCAGAAGCAGGTGAACGAGCAGACTGGTCAAACTCGTATCAGTTACAACTCTGAGTTCCTGATGCCCCAAGACCATCCTGGGTTCCAGCAGTTCATGAAACGCTACGGTGAACTGGCTCTTGCCAAGTGGGCCGAGCATGCCAACACAGTCATGGGCATGATCCAAGTGGATCGCAAACTGCGCTGCTTTGGTCTGGGCTCTGAGAAGGTCAACAAGAAGACCTTCAAACCCTACGATGGTTATGACGGCAACGTCTATATCACCGCTGGCCGTGATCAGGCTCCTCAGATGATCCAGGCTGACGGCCAAGCCATTGACCCCAGCAACACGATGGCATTTCAGCAACTGGCCCGCAAGATGTACGGTGGCTGCCGCGTCAACGCTGCTGTGAAGCCTTGGCTGCAAGTGAACAAGCATGGCAATGGCATTCGCTGTGACTTGGTAGCCGTTCAGTTTGCTGCTGATGACACTGCGTTTGGTGAAGGTGCTGCTGATGCGTCAAGCATGTTTGGTTCCGTGGGTGCTACACCTGCCGGTATGCCTGCTGCCTTTGGTATGCCTGCTGCACCGTTTGCTGGCCTACCCTCGTTCTTGACGTAATGTAATTGGGGGGAAAGCGGATGCTGTGAACGATCGCGGAACTCGGTACGGTGAGTTCGGACAACGGCGCAGACGCAGCGAGTACCCCCACCTAATTGGTAACAGTAATGAGTAACGACTATGTTTATGACATCGAGACATACCCCAACGTCTTCACGCTGGCGGTGGAGCATACAGAAGCGCCGCTACGCTGGTCTTTTGAAATCAGCCCCTGGCGCAATGACAGCAAAGAGATCATCTCGTTTCTCCAGTATCTCAAGGATACGAATGCCCGGATGGTCGGGTTCAATAACCTGGGGTTCGACTATCCCGTCCTGCATACGCTGATCCGCATGGGCAACAGTGATGCCCGTACCCTGTACGACAAGGCTATGGCGATCATCCACGGCCAAGATGAGGGTGACCGTTGGATGCACTCAGTTAAGCCGTCTGACCGCTATGTCGAGCAGATTGATCTGTACAAGATTCACCACTTTGACAACAAGGCCCGGTCCACCAGCCTGAAGGTGCTTGAGTTCAATATGCGAAGCGCCAGCATCGAAGACCTGCCGTTCCCGGTGGGCACCGAGTTGACCCAGGACCAAGTGTTTGTGCTGAAGCAGTACAACGCACACGATGTGGATCAGACCAAGGCGTTCTACTTCAAGACGATGGACATGATTGCGTTTCGTGAAGACTTGACCAAGAAGTATCAACGTGACTTCATGAACCACAACGACACCAAGATTGGCAAAGATTACTTCACAATGAAGTTAGAAGAAGCCGGTGTGCCCTGCTATGAGTTTGGCCCAAAGGGGCGAGTACCCAAACAGACCAAGCGCCCCACCATCGCATTGAGGGAAGCCATCCTGCCTTGGATCGAGTTCCAGCAGCCCGAGTTCACCAGGATTCTCACTTGGCTCAAGGGTCAGGTCATCACGGAAACCAAGGGAGTGTTTGAAGATGTTACCTGTAATATTAAAGGTTTTACTTTTGTGTTCGGACTTGGTGGCATTCATGGTTCTGTTGAATCATCCATCGTGGAGTCCGATGACAAATTTGTTATTGTTGATCTGGACGTTAGTTCTTATTACCCGAACCTTGCCATCGTTAATAAGTTTTACCCGGCTCACTTAGGCGAACAGTTCTGCGACATCTACCAGCACTTGTACGAACAGCGCAAGACATACGGCAAGAAGACCGCTGAAAACGCCATGCTGAAGCTGGCGCTCAATGGTGTGTATGGTGACAGCAATAACCCGTTTAGCGTGTTCTACGACCCGCTGTTCACTATGAGCATCACGCTCAATGGTCAACTGCTGCTGTGCTTGCTGGCCGAGGGGCTGATGCACATTGATGGCCTGAAGCTGATCCAAGTGAACACCGATGGCCTGACTGTCCAGGTGCCCCGTGATAACAAGTGGATGGTGGACATGGTTCGGGCAGCATGGGAATCACGCACCAAGCTCCAGCTTGAGGAAGCCATCTACTCCAGGATGTTTATCCGGGATGTCAACTCGTACATTGCCCAGTATGTCAACGGCTCTGTGAAGCGCAAGGGTGCTTATGAGTACGACATGGAATGGCACCAGAACGCTGGTGGTCTTGTGATTGCCAAGGTGGCCGAGAAAGTGCTGATTGATAACACCCCTATCCGTGAGACTGTGGAGAACTGGCCCGACATCATGGACTTCATGTTGCGTACCAAGGTGCCACGGTCCAGCCATCTGGCATGGGGTGAGACAAAGGTGCAGAACACCAGCAGGTATTACATTGCCAAGGACGGCAAGCCTCTGATGAAGTGGATGCCACCGTTGGCTAAGAAGCCTGATGTGTGGCGTCAGATTGGCGTGGAGTCGGGGTGGAATGTGCAGATATGCAATGACATTGCTGATGCCACCATGCCTGTTGATTTTGATTACTACATTCAAGAAGTGGAGAAGTTATGCCTGGGTCTAGCGTGAACAACATTCAGCACGGTGGTACGCACTACAAAGATAAGTCAATGCAACCGTGGGACTACATTGCAGCCAATAATCTTGGTTACTTTGAAGGAAATATAGTGAAGTACGTCAGTCGATGGCGTGAGAAAGGTGGTGTTGAAGATTTACGCAAGGCTCGTCACTACCTTGACAAATTGATTGAACTGGAGACACAAAATGTTGGAAAAACAAATTGAGGCTAAAGTCTGCGACTATGCCAAATCAAAAGGTGTGCTTGCTTACAAATTCACCAGTCCAGCTAGAGCTGCGGTGCCTGATCGTTTGTTCATTGCACCAGATGGCAGTGTGTGGTTTTGCGAGTTCAAGCGAGAAGGTGCCAAGCCCACTGATGCTCAAGAAAGAGAACACACCCGACTTAGACAACAAAAGGTAAACGTGTTTGTGATTGACAACGTGGACCAAGGCAAACTGATGGTTGATCTAATGGTGGGTTCATGCTAACCACCAATCTATTGCACGGTTACCAGCAAAAGGCCGTTAACTTTCAATGCACTCATCCTAACTCGATGCTGTGGCTGGACATGGGTCTGGGTAAAACCGTGATCACTTTGACTAGCATTGCGCATTTGATCCGCACTCAGTTTTTACGCGGCGTAATTATTGTGGCTCCAATCAGGGTGATCCGACTTGTTTGGCGTCAGGAGGCTGCCAAATGGGAACACACCAAGCATCTGACGTTCAGCATGATCACCGGCACTAGGGATCAGCGCACCCGTGCCCTGCTGCGTCCTGCTGATGTTTATTTGGTAAATTACGAAAACCTGAAATGGTTATCGGAAACAATCCAAACGTACTTTATTAAGAAGAACCGTCCCTTGCCGTTTACCGGCATCGTGTGGGACGAGATCAGCAAGATGAAGAACTCGGCAACTGATCGGGTCAAGGCCACCAAGAAGATACTGGATCACTTTGTCTGGTCTACCGGACTCACCGGCACCCCGGCCAGCAACGGCTACAAAGACCTGCACGGCCAGTTCCTAGTGGTCGACAAGGGTCAGCGCCTAGGCGTGTCCAAAACGGCCTTCAGAACACGGTTCTACCGCAAGGCTGGCCCCTACAAAGAAGTGCCCTACGAGGACACCGAGGACACCATCAAGAAGCTGATTGGTGACATCACGCTTGAGATGAGCGCCGAGGACTACAACCCGCTGCCCGACTTGATGGTCAACAACATCGAGATCGAAATGCCGCCTGAACTACGGGTTCGCTACGACAAGATGGAAAAGGAGTTCTTCTTGATGCTCGACAGTGGTGCCGAGGTGGAGATGTTTAACCAGGCATCGCTGACCAACAAGTGCCTCCAGTTCTCCAATGGTGCCATGTACCCGGTGGCCGGGATGCCATTGTGGGAAGCAGTGCATGACCTGAAGCTAGAGGCTCTTGAGGACATTATTGACGAAGCCAACGGTAGCCCCATCCTGTGCTCGTATGCTTATCGGTCAGACGCCGAACGCATCATGACGAAGTTCAAGCACCTGCGCCCTATCAATTTGACCGAGTGCAAGACCGAGTCGGCACTGGTAAACGCCATGCACCGTTGGAAGACTGGCGACTGTGACCTGATGATTGGGCACCCCGCCAGCATGGGCCACGGCATTGACGGACTCCAGAGGAACGGCCACATCGTTGTGTGGTACGGACTCAACTGGAGCCTTGATCTTTATGACCAGATGAATGCGCGAGTACGTAGGCAGGGACAGGGCGCACCAGTCATCTGCCACCGCATCATGATGCAGGACACACTTGATCAAGCCCAAGCAATTGCCCTGGATGACAAAGCCCAGACGCAAGCTGGTTTGAGAAACGCAATAAAAGAATATAGACAGTCCAGAAAGCTGTGATACACTGTGCAACACCGTAACCAACCAAGGACTGTAATGAAGACAAATATGTTAACCAGAGTACGCCAGCACTTCAATTGTGCTGATGCCAAGACTAACCGGCACAATCAACGTGCCTGGGTACGGTCCATCCGTTTCCTAGGCGACAAGTGGCTGCTGGCCGCACCTATTGCCAAACGGAGCGCGACATGAGAATCAATGCCAAATCCGAGACACACACCTTGCCAGTGCAGTCCGACAAAGCCAATAAGCGCACACACGGCACTGAGGGGTACACACCCCGCATCAAGCGAAGGAACGAGGCAACACCGCCAACTTTAGACCTGTGGAGCCGTGACACTTACCGAGTGGGTGACGGTGAAGTTCGCGGGGCTATGCGCCCCGGCTCTGAGGATGCCATGAAGCTGCCAAGCCGGGGGTACTCGACATGACCACCTTACTCATCTCATTGCTGGCCGTCGTAGTAGTCATCGTCATCGTTGCCGGCATCTTGGTCTACATCATGAAGGATGACAATGGATACTAATTGGCCCTTCCCCACCCAACTGCCGGTAGCCCCGGCCAACGGCCCTGTGCCGAAGTTCAACCCTGAAAATTACGAGGATGCATTGTTATGAAACGACCAAACGAATCTGACTACACCAGCCACGTTGCATACGCCCGTGCGCTTGAAGAATATTGCGATGTGGTGGCACAACCAGCGCAGGAGCCGGTGGCGTGGATGCGTCCCAGCGAGGAAGGGTACGACTCAGCATTTCGTGACCACAGCACTGTAGTGGCTTGCACAGGCAACCCGTGGACTGGCTGGATTCCACTTTACACCGCCCCACCCGCAGCACAGCCAGCACCTGTGCAGTTTATGGCGTCCGATGAATTGATGCCGCGCACACCAGCCGAAAAGAAGGCGTACCTTGAAGGCGTTAGGGATGGAAAAATGTACGCCGTTCGTGATGGGCTTGCATCAGCCCCACCCGCAGCACAGCCAGAGCAGGAGACTCACAATTTCTGCCCTCGCTGCGGTAAGCGTTTGCAAGGGGTACTTGGACAACCGCAGGTTCATACCTGCACACCACCACTATGGGGGCACAAATGAACCACACCATCAACAGCACAGGAACCGCTGCGGTGGCAACCGACTACTACTGGATACCCATCGACGCCAACACGCCACGAGGCGTGAAGCTACAGCTACTCGGAAATGGCGGCGTGGCTGCATACGGTAACTACCAAGGTGCCCCATTCTGGAGTCACTGGGCACCATTACCTAAGAGGAAAGCAGAATGAACTGCCCCAACTGCAACGCTGAAAATATGCGTACCACTGAGACATTTAAGACTCCCAAGGAGACTGTACGTACAAAGCAGTGTCAGGTGTGCTACTGGAAATTCACGTCGAGGGAAACTATTTCAGACGATATCGTAATCCCACGCTCAGTGCGGAACATGAAATCTAAACGAAAGCCTGTGCCTCAGTCTTTACTGCTGCAATCCGAGCCGTCCAGCCTTTACCAAACGTCTTCCAAGTTGGTAGGTCAAGTAGAAACGACAATCGACGGCGCCCGTAGTCGTTAATCAACTGAGTAGCGTCAAACGTATTGACGGCGGCAAGAGTCTTTGGGCCAATGTCGCCGTCAACATCTACACCAACACAAGCCTGGAGCCACTTGGCCGCACGACCTGGGCCACTGTTTACAGCAGCATCAAACACCACGAGATCAACACCTGCTGGCAACTCGTCACCTTTGATCTTGTCCCAATACTTACGCCGGTACATTGGAGCCACTTTAACGGGGGTTAGATCGGTCATTTGACGGACGGTGACCGGATGCCCTGTCCATTCTTCCCAGACGCGCCTAGTGACGCCTAGGTTGGTCATGCCACCTGGGTCAAGCGGATGGTCAACAAAGCCACCCTCCTCGCGCAATACCGTTTGCAGTGCCTCGGCAAAGTTGGATTTCATTTCTTGAAGCTGGCAACGATGCGGCTACCGAACAAGAAACCGAAAGCAATGTTGGCCGCTTCTAGGGCGATACCTTGGATACGCACATCGACGGGAGCATACAGGGTGCTGATGCCCACTGTAATGACCGCCAAAGCACCGATGTATCTAGCGGAAGCCCGGAGGTCTACAACCCACTGCGAGGGCTGTCCTATGGGCTTGTCGAGTTCTGCCAGTGCCTTGATCTTCTCAATCTCATTGGTGTCCAGCTTGATCTGGTCTTCGATGCTGGTGGCCTTGACGCCACCGAAGAAGTTGGTCATCAGTTGCTTGATGCCCTCGACACCCACAGGCACCAGAGCGCCAATGATTGATTCAATAATCATGGTTTGTAACCGTGAGTTGTGGCCCAATTCAATACTACGTAACCGAAACCAACAACAGCAGACCAAGCTAATCCACTAAGCGTTTTTTCAATGACTGCCTTGCGGAGTTCAATACTCTGAGCTTCCTTTTGGATTGCCATCTTCACCCACCGCTGCTCATCCTGAGACAATGCGATTGTTGATTTATTGATGGCGAAGGATATGTCAAGAACGAGTTGTTCCATTTCTTCAGGTGTCATGATCAAATATGCTTTCCGCTAGTGTTAATAAAAATCCAACGGCGATATTTATTGTTTGACAAACATTCTATCAGTTGGTCAAAGGGTTTATTTGTCTACTTTCCCGTCCAGTTTGTCAAACACCTTGTTCATGATTTCTTTCAAGTCACGGATGTCTTCCCGGTAATCAATTCGTGCCACATAGCTGGCTGGCATACTTCTAACATCCTGGTCAAGACGCTCAAGAGACTTGGTAATCGTGTTGAGTGTCCAGCCGCCGAAGAAGGACGCCAGCATAACGGCGCCGTTAAAGAGAACCTGATAATCCATAATGTTACTTTTTCCCGCTTGTGCTAGTGCCGCGAATCTCGACGCGGTAGGTTGGTTCTGCTAATGCGTTTTGAATTTCCTGCTCTGGTGTGAGCATGTTACGTTGGAATGCGCGGGTCTTTGGACCCTGACCACCTTTTTGGACTGGCCGGGCTTTGCTGAACCGTTCTTCCAGATCGGCAAGTTGCCCGTTCACTTTTTCACGTTCCATTAATGCTACTTGACGGGCGCGTTCTGTAGTGGCACGGGCAGCAATGGCCTCATTTGCAATGGCTTTGTCTTTGACTTTCTGGATTGTGTCAGCGATCCATTGACGGTCCATCACTTTTGCTGCAACAGCCTTATCGGACAATTTGGTAAGACCGGGGTCTACCGCTGCCAGATCAACTTTGGTCCTTTCCCAAGCCACTTTCTCAGCAGCGTCAAGATCAAACAGTTTTCCAGCAGCAACTTTGTCGGTGGCCGACTTAAGCGATGCGCCTGTGTCAGCTTGGAATATTTCAGGTGTAGCACCTTTGACACCAGCACCACCAACTTTGTAAGTGCCGGTGATGGGATCGAACTCCAACATGCTGCCAGCACCTGTAGGCTGACGGCCTGCTGCTGCTTGAGCCGCTTGCTGTTGTTCTGTCTGTTGACCCAATGTGCGCGACATTGCAGCAGCACGGGCACGTTCAGCAGCAATAGCAGCCATCGTGGCTTCACCGCTGGGTGCACCCAATTGAGCAGGACCACCTTGAGGCATACCTGCTGTAACCTGTGCTTCTGGGCGACCAAAGATGAAGTTTGGTTGTTCACCAGGCATTACGACAGACTGAGCGTAGTTGTAGGGCACCAGACCATTGGTCACGACATTTGGCTCTACTGGGCGCAACATGTTAACTGATGGCCGATAATCTTTGGGCATAGCGTAGGCAGCCTGATATGCTGGTGTAGCCATTCGTTTTGCGGCCAAACCACTACCCAAACTGCCAGCGGCTGTGCCTGCAATTAAACCAGCAGTGGCTGTAATAGGTCCACCGAGAGCGCCTATTGCAGCACCAGTGGCTGCACCTATCCCAGCGCGTGACAAACGTGGCATACCTTTTACTTCGGCAGGTGTCAATGTAAAATATTCTGGAAATATTGACGCTGCTTTGGCGATATCTGATGCAACACCAGTAATCTTGCCTTGGCTTTCCTCAAACATTTTTACATATGCTTGCGGGTCAACTTTTTCCTTAGCGTAATCCAATGCTCTTGAGTGTTGATAAATTTGAGCCATCTTAGTACGCGCTGCCTGAAGTTCAGCAATCATTTTGGGATCACGAACATTGGCATCAATCAAATCCTCAAGAGCATTTGCAATACCCATACGGGCGTCAGCAGCAGCTACGTCTGACGGTGGGGGGTTGTTCCCCTTATCGCGTGATTTGTAAACGTTTTGCGCTTCTCTGCGTAGTTGCCGAATGTCATCAACAACCAAAGCACCAGACCTGCCTTGGTTAATCTTACTCACAGCATCGTCAATTAGACGGCTTACAGCAGCAGTACTTGCTTCACCACCAATCAATGCCGGACCACGCAACGATTCGATTGATTGAACAACGTCAGCATCCGGGGTCAAACTGGATATCTTACGAACCGACTCGTATGGTGCGCTTTGTTTGTCCAATGCTGTTTCAATTGCGCTTGCATTCAATCGTTCGCTAGGCGCCAAACCTAAATCTTTGCGAACCTTGTCGGTAACAGCAACCTCATTCTTTTTGGCAAATACTTCTTGCATCTCAGGGCCAATAAATTTGCCCTTTATCAGATTGCTAACTGTGGGATTCGATACGGCTGGCGGTACAGCACCACCGAGGCGTTGAGCAGCCTGTGCAGCGTCGATTGTGGGAGCGTTTGCATAACTTTCGGTAGCACGAGCTTCCTGAATCCGGGCAGCACGACCCGCAAGTGCTTGGTTAACTGCACCGCCTACCAGTTGACCTTCTGCCCGAGCAACATCACCAACAGCACGGGCTGCTGGTGCAAGAGTTCCAGTTGGTCCACCCATTCGAAGTCCAGCAAAAGGCGGGACCATCTCACCAATAGCTTGCACATTGCGTTGTGCTTCTGGTGTGCGGGGCTGATAGAACTGTTGCTGTACCCGTTGTCCAAACTGGGCGGCAGCAGCTTTACCTTGTGGGGTAAATGCTTGACCCTGGGTCAGTTCATAACCAAGTTGGGCGATGGGGGCAACCACACCACCAACAGCACCACCAACCATTGCGGGGATCGTTTCAATGTTTCCCATCGCACGTTCAAACATGGAACGCTCAGGTGCAGCAGTAGGTGTCAGATTTGCACCAGGTTCAGTTGGGATACCAGTGACGCCTTGACGACCAACAGGTACACCGCTGCTAACTTGCCCAGATGCCTTAGCCTCCAGTTCAGCCATGCGGCGCAATGCCGTCAGTTCTTCACGAGGGTCCATAATTATTTCCCAAATCGTTTGCGAAGTGCGTCTAACTCGGTTTGTTCCGCTTGGGACAGTTTACCACCGGCTGCGGGTGTCGCAGCGGGTGCAGCAGCAGGTTTACCAGCAACAGATGGGGTTTCCTCATATGTAAGATCAAACTTGTCCTGCATGTTCTTAGAAAGCACACGTGCTTGGCGAACAACATCGCGCATCTGTTCGTCAAGATTTCCAGCAGTTGGCTTAATTGCTTGAACAGCGTCTGAAACCATTTGCCATTCTTGAACTGCCATGTTTCCAAGTTTGCCTTCTTGCGATGCAATTGCGCGCCCAAGTGCCTTGATTTTCCCCTTAAACGTTTCTAACTTTTGTTCTGCTTTGGCTGCCTCACCTGTTGGAAGTGAGGGCAACATACCAGTGTAGCCCGTAATGCCACCTAAACCCGGATGCGGTTTAACGCCCTTAACCGGATTACCAACCAACTCGTCAGTTAACTTTTCCAGTTCATTTGCGGTATCAGTTGCCGATTTAATTTTTGATGTGTCGTTTGCAAAATCTTTTTTGTACGCTTGTTTTTGCAAATCTGTCATTGGTTTGCTTGCGGCAGGGCCGCCAGGTATCGGTTCTAATTCCCCAGTTGGGGTAACTCGATAGCCAGAGGGTGCCTTTGCAACACCGGCACCGGGTGGACGACTGGCTTGTGCAATCCGTATTCTTTGAGCCTCCTCAAGCGGCGTAAGCATTCGCTCTTGTCGTTGGGCATCACGATAAGCCTGATACCCAGCCTGCGTGGGTGGGTAACCCAGTGCCCGCATCGTAACAATTTCTGGTGTATCAGATGTTTTGGACGCCAATGCGATATCTCTGTCCAATGCACCGGCTGCCGCAATACTTTGCGTTGTACCCATTGCCAATAATTGATCACGCTTACGGCGCATCTCATTGATAGCGCCTTGATCTAAACCAGCAGTTGGTGCCAATGCATTCACGGGTGCGGCAGGTGCGGCGGCAGCAGGTGCCAACGCATTCATGGTCGCAACAGGTGCCGGAGCATTTGGATCAAACGTGCCGCTGCCCATTGCACCAGGTGTGACTGATGTTCGAATAGTTGGAGCAGCCGATGGGGCACCGCCGCCCATGATGTTGGCAAATTGTTTTTGCTCAAGAACCTTTTGCTTAATTTTTGAACCAAGGTCCACATAATGTTGTATGCCGGAAGCAATCATTGCGTCAGCATTTGACTCAAGGTCTGGTGATTTACCATTTGCAACAAACTGTTCTTGCATTTTGGTGAGTGCGTCACGATCACGTTGCAGTTGGTCCATCTGCATTTGTGTGTGTCGCTGTGTCAATTCAGCACCAGCCATTTGCTGTTTACTGGCTGCTAGTTGCTGCTGTGCGAGTTCATTTTTCTGCACTTGTTCTTGGGCCTGCTGGCGCCCGGCCATAAACTGACCACCGACATTTACCGGCTGAAGGATTCCGAAATTAAGTGCCATGATTAACGTCCTATGTAAGTTTCGGTGTCATTAGCCCATAGACGGACGGAATGAACCACCTGCCGCAACGCCTGATGGTGTGACGCCACCGCCAAACATACCACCAAATTGCGGATTTGTCTGACCGTACAGTTTGGCAATATCGCCATACGCCGATGTGCGTGCCTGTGCGCCTGCAAGCAAGGCATTACCTTGGTTTGCACCCTGCTGAGTGTACAGATTGCCCACATTTGCACCGTATTGACCTGCTGCTTGACCAAGTGTATTTGCAGAAGTTTGGCCTACGCCAGCAAGACTTTGCAATGGTTGTAAACGCGCAGTACGCTCGGTCTGATAGCGGTTAAACGCATTGGTGTATTCTTGTGAACCTGCTTCTTGACCATACCGAGTGGCAGCTTTTAACGCACCACCGGAGATCAACCCGCCACGGGCAGCAGCACTTCGCTCAAGAGCTTTTTGACCTTCACCCAATCGAAAGGCGTAACCAGGATCAGCTTGAAATTGACTCATACCAAACGGAGTATATTCAGCAGCAGTCTGAAGTTTACCCAACGCATTGACACCTGCTTGACGGTAGGGTTCCTGCGCCGCCTGCTGTTGCTGAAACATCCTGTACTGCAATTCAGCAGCACGATCAGAAGCCGCAGCAGTTGTACCGGCTGCACTTTCGGCGGCACTAGCTTGCTTGCTTGCACCAAACAACGAAACAGCAGCAGGGATAATAAACGACCAAGGCATAACTTACTCCTTTAAACTTTCAGCCAGCGTGTGCATTTCGGCATCATTGCCGGTCACAATTAATACTTCGTCTATTTCGTCAGTATCTGTGCAATCAGTTGCGTGAATACAGTACCACACTACATCTGTTAGCGATTTTACGCCATGATGCTTGTTTGCCTCAATCGTTAAACACGCAGGGGCATGAATAACTGATTTAACACCGTCGACAACCAATTCCACTGACCCACTTGCCAAAACAGACAAGTGATCATGCTTGTGTTTATGTTGTACAAGAATGCTTCCCGCAGGAATGCGTGTTTCTTTTGCATACACACCAGCACCAAAATGATGACTGATCATTACGAAACCTCGCGCCCTGATGCACGAATGTTGATTGCTGTGGCAGTACCTGCTAGTGTAGATATAAACGCACCCGGTGACAATACCTGGCCCACTAGCTCGGGGAATGTGTACACCTCGGTAGGCTGCAACGTCTTGGTCTTGGTGATCAAGTTGGCATCCCCAGCCGAGCCGGACACTGTGACCAAGTTGACACTGATAGTGGCAGCACTGGCGCTGTAGTTCGTGGCAGTGAACTTGTCAATGATCGTAGTGACACCATTAGCTGTGTACTGGGTGACTTGGGTGGCCTCTGCAATCTTTGCAGGGATCAGGACTTTGACTGTGACTGTCATTGAAAACCTCCGATGTTGTTGTTGACTGTGAGAATTATGGACGGGATGGCTGGCACTGGTGCAGCCGCAGGAAAGGCGGTAATCTCGACGCTGAGGGCGTTGACCGAGAACATTAACTCGACATAGTCGTTGGCCTTGAGGTCAAAAAAGTAATTCAGCGACGAGAAAATTTCAGCGTTGTTGCCTTGAATCCTGATCTGGCTGGCGCTGTCTGGCACGTCTGTGCCGTTGAGTCGGAACCAGAAATAAAACTCAGCCAAGCCGCCTGAAGTTTTGTCCAGTTGGAATGAGGTGTCAAAGTTGTAGATGCCCTCGCTGTCCACGTACACCCTTGATGTTGGGGTGCCAAGATACACACCTCGGCTCAAGTCGGTGTTGTTGAACGTGATGGCCTTGGCCGTGTTGATCGTGGTGGCCGTTTGAGTCGTGGTGTCGTAGAACGAGCCGTAGCGAGATGCAGCAAATTGGCGCGGAGGCGGGGTCACTTGAAGACCCTCGATCTGCTTTTGCAACTCGGCCACTTGTGATTGCATGACATTGACATCGTTGGTAGACGCCAACCCTTGTAGCTGTTTTTCTATTTCAGCGATCTGCGATTCTTGAGTAGACCCGGCAGCATAAGCAGCAAAGCCAGCAGGGGCTGGGTCAACAATGGTCAAGTCAATCTCTTGAACTGGTGGCCCTACCTGCAAGTCGGTCAATGACGCATAGTTAGTACCGCTGCCAGTAAGCTGGAACAGATTGAAGAAGAATCTGTACCATTCACGCGAGATCAGGCCAGTCCGGGAATCCGTAAGAGGAACCCGAGGTGGCGTGATATTCGTGAGGATGACGTTTGGTTCACTCATGCGTTTGTCGGGGTTACGTAAAGTTCAGCACCCATGATGGCAATCTTCACGGGGTCGGTGCCAGACACCTCATACACCCGGTCACGCAGCTTGAGGGTCATGCCCAGACGCCGCCAGATGGTGCGGTAACCGTACTGACCAATGGCACCCATAAGCTGCCAATGCTCGTTGCTCCAAGTGTGACCACCATCGTCCGACCAGCGTAGCATGGCTTCTGGCTGGCTACCCTGGCCCACAACCAAACCAACACCTGTCTCAGCATCAAGCTGGAGACTATGGTGCGAAGTGCGCTTTAAATTGTTCTGACCTGGTGCCAACGCACGCCATGACCGAAGCCATTTCTGAGGCTGGCTATTGTCAGCATAGATGTCTAGGTCAAACGTGTAAATGTTAGCGTTTTCAAAGTCACCGACAACAGTGTTGCCTTCAAAGTTGCACTGGCAATTAGAACGATGGCGAGTAAACGCACCATTCACAAATCCGGCACGCTCATGCCACATTTGTGTGGATACGTCATACACCCAAGTTGCATTGGCAGTTGGGAAGATCAGCACATAGAACGAGTGGCCTTCTTGCTGGTACGTGTAAGCCAAAGCGTCAGAAATGTTGCCATACTGGGCGATAGCGTACTCGATAGCATGAGTAGAAACCCTAGTGCCTGTGTATCCGTTGGCCCGGTAGACGATACCTTGTCCACGGGCGTCTGTGCCTAGCCAAAACAGGCCATTGTCGAGCTTGGCAACCGAGTACGCAGCTACACAGCCAATTTCGTTAAAAGCGCCTTGAATACGCGCCAATGGAAAATCAGGATTGCCTGCGTTATACCAGACCTCAACGGAATCAGAACCAAACAGCCAGGCTTCGCGGTGGTCAACTATCAGCGCCACCAGTCCGTCAGGTGAACCTTCGGCACTGGCAAAGTCAAGAGGATCGACTGATAGGCCATCAAGCAGGCTGGTAACCCAAACGCGCTGGCTGTTGGGTTCGTTGAATACGAAGTACCCGTCAAGATAACCAACTGTTACAGCGCCTGGGAAGTCAGGGTCTGTAATCTGGGCAAAGACGTTGGTGACTTCGTTGTAGATGTAACTTGGACCGTTGCAGGCAATAAATAACTGTGTGCCGTTGTCAGCAATCGAGACAGGCCCAGTGCCAGACACATTGCCCAGCTTAACGGGTGTACCTGTCAGGCTTGTCAGTTTAAAGAACTCAGTGCCCGAGACAACGTAAAAGTCAGAGCCATTGGTCTGGTGTGCCCACAAAGCCCGGATTGGGCCAAGACCGACAGTTTGCAAAAAATTGAGGCCAGGGGCGCGGTTTAAGAATCCAGACTCTTTACCGCCTTCTGGGATCAGTTCCGGGAACAGATTGATCATGCGATTGTCAGCAGCGTTGACGCTGCGAGCAACATACGCTGAACCGAGAATCTGGGTTTTCATTAATAGTTACCGGCGTAGATGTTGAAACGCTGGCGAGTCGCCACAATAGCGTAAGGCATCGACATCACATCGTCAGGGTTATTAATGCGTTTCAGGTTACGCTTGCTGGTCATGGAGATGCGCGACACCTGGGGGCTGGGTTCTACGCCAAACTCAGGTGCAAACTCCATTGCCAGGTTATACGTAAACGCCCGCATGTAACCCGGTGGGAAGTGCAACTCGGTCGCCAAAGTAGCAGGCTGAGTCAATTCTTGCACCGACACAAAGTGCCATTCAAGGTCACGAGTTGGTCGGGGGTAGATCGACATGGTGATGTCGGGGAAGCCCATGTTCACAAAGCAGACCTGCGGATACGTGCTGGTTACAGTCTTGACGGCAATGCCGTTGTACTGCTGCTGGTTAATGAACTTGATGCCAAAGGACACGTTTGTGCCCGGATCACGGAAGTAAGTAGCGTCATCCAGCATTACAGGACGCAGGCCAATAAAGTTACCAGAGGGGCCAAGTGTGCGGATGTACTCACCGGCAGGCCATGTAAATACTTGATCTTGGGTGCAAAACACGGCCAAACGCTCAATAGACCACGAGTCGATCATTTGGTTTAACGCTATCAGCGCATCTTGCGACATGGCAGCGGACGGCGTTTCACCTTCGGCAAGAATGCCAAGCAATCGGAGCGCCCTGTTGATCTGGTCATTCGCCGTGTAAGTTGCCATATCAGATTTCCTCGGTTACAGCCTTGCGCGTGTATTTGCGCTTGATGCCCAGCGCATTCATTGTCACTTCAATCTCAGTGTCAGAAGCTGGAACAGGCGTATCGGGATTGTACCGCGACCAGCCATTTGTTTCATCAAATACAGCTTCAAGTTCCATAGTAGCGATTTTCCTACCGTGTATTGAATGCTCAAGATAAATCAGTGACATCAGTGTTTTCCTGTTTCAATTGCTCAAGCCAGTATCCGCAGTCTTGTAACGCACCGAGCGTTGCGTCCAAATCGGAACGCAAACGCTCGGCTTGTTTTTGCAGACTTTGCACCCGATCCATAATCACTTCACGGGTGATCATCTTTAGGCAGCAATAGCAGCAGTCACATACAGCGGCAGATAGCGAATGCCATCAGGCGTAAGGACCTTAAGAGCTTGAACTGGACGGATTGTTGCACCGGATGTCGTGTCTTGTAGAAGTTTACCCGAACCTTTACTCACACCAGCCAGATTGAACAAAGTACCGCTTGTGTCAAATGTTGCTTTGTCAGCGCCATAAGAGCTCAAGTAGAGGAACGATGTATTTGTACCAGTAACAGCGCCGCTAGGCATACCAACTTCAGCTTCAATTGCAGCGTAGGTTCCTTGTGTGCAACCAGCAGACAAGACGACTTCGCCAACCGTACCCGAGGCCAAGCCAGTTACGCGCCCACTTGCACCAAATGCCAAGTAGCCATACAGACCGTTAGCGTATGCGCCCAATGCAACATTTGCTTCCAAGTCCGATTTGCTTGCCCAGCCCACGCCACCAGCACCTGTCATGGTGAGTGTGGTTGTAGATGCAGCAGCATCGCTACTACCAGTAGTGGCGTTTGTCACAGCAATGTTAGACACTGCACTAGACGTTACCGTACCAGTAATAGTTGAGTTGTTGATAACCGCACCGTCTAGATACGGGTCTTCGTACGCAACACCAATAGGTTTTGTATTCGTAGCCATGATTTTCCTTTAAAAACAGGGGCCGAAGCCCCCGTTAGGTTTAAGCAATACGATAGCAGGTGTAAGTGCCATCACCCGTCTTGCGAGCGCGGAAGTACGCACCAATGCCAGAAGCAGGAGTAGCGCCAGAGCCAACCAAAGTCCAGCCAGTGTTGACGGTCACAGTAGCCACACCAGAACTGGTGGAGATAACGAAGAAGTCAAACGTGCTGCCAACTTTAGCGCTGCTGATGCGATCATCAACGCCGCCCACGCCAGCCACCAGCGGAAGCTGGAAGTTGTTGGCGTTAGTTTGTGTATACACAATCAAGCCACCTTCGAGTTCGGCCACGGTCAGGACAACGCCTGCGTTAGCTGTGTAAGTCGAGGGTGCTGGGCTGTAACCCAGGGTAGTTTCGTTCAGGTTGCCGTCACCGAGTTGGTAACCGCCTGCGCCATTAGGGAGTGCCATGATAATTTCCTTAAAAAGAATGATTTACGAAGAAAGGGGCCGAAGCCCCATTCAATTTAGCCCCAGATGCGGGAAGCCATTTGTGGACGAATGACGGCGCTGCCGAACAAGACATCAATCCGGCATGGCATGCGGTCATTATTAATGTCATATTGACGAACAATACGCAAACTAATACCATTATGCACAGCACGAGCAGCCATGTCGACACCTTGTGGGAGCAACAGGTCAGCAGTGGCAAACGTAATGGCGTCCTTGTGGTACACCAAGTTCTGTGCGTACTGGCTAGAGGCAGCACCGAGGAACGTAACCACACCACCAGTAGCGGGCAGAACGTTCATGGTAGCCAGAGCGTGAGAAGCAGAGTACATGGGGTACACGGTCACAGTCCAAGTGCCGGACGAAGCGGTAGCGTCAGCCAGGGCAACGAACTGATACAGAGAACCAGTAGACTCACGAGTCTGAGGATTCACTGCGTAGCAAGTTGACACGGTAAACACGTCACCAGCTTTGATGGTGGTCGATACTGAACCTTGCTCCAACAGGATGGTCGCAGAACCTTCGGAAGTCACGCCAGGAGTCTTCACCAAAGTGGAGGCAGCAGCGTCACGAGAGCCGGTGGTGTGCTGTTTGATCGACTGAGACATGTTGACTTCATCAAAGCCCAACACGCCAGTGCCCATCATGCCGTTACGGAACTGCTTGCTGATGGTGTCTGTTGGATTAAACAGACCCTTCATACCTTCAACCAGGCCAGCGTTGGCGGCAGGGTTAACGGTAGCGTAACGTGGAGACATAACAGCAGCGTTCTCATTCAGCTTCTGCTGGGCTTGCAACAGCACCAAAGAAGTCGAAGGAGTAGTGCCTGGGGTGCCAACGGAGTTACCGATGTACTTGTAGGCATTGGCAACGTCAGCGTCGATGCTGGAGGCCAACTGGCTGATACGAGGCTTCAACACACGTTCTGCGAAGTCATCCAATTGCATGGTCAGTTCAGCAGATGTGAAGTTGACACCAATGTGCTTTTGGTTGGAAACAGACAAAGTGGTGAACTGCTCGTTGTCGTCCTGAACTTGCAGGGCGGCACCGTCAGTAACCAGGGCGCGGTCAGGCAGGCGAATCCGCAGAGTAGAACCAATCTTGGCACCTTCAACAGCAAAGCTGTCGTCGTACTGACGGTTTACGTTACGGGTCAGAACAAGGTTATTCTCCAGAATTTCCAGAGCCTTGCGGGTGATCATGTCGATCGTTAGGATGCTATTAGACATTTCAAAAAGTCCTTAAAAAAGTTAGCGGATACGTTGCGATTCCCACTTCTTCGCCTGTCGTGCCCTATCAGCTTCAATCCACTGGCTGGTTGTCATGGTCTTGATAGACCGTGGGTCAGTAGTGTCATGTGCTGGCGAACCGGAGGTTCGGGCGGTAACAGGTGAAATCGGCGCTGGCGCAGACGTTGTTCGTTTTACGGGAGGATTATCGGACAATTTGCCTTCGATCTTCCCGATTTCCTTTGCCTGCATGAAGGGCGTCATGCGTGAGATGCGATCAGCTTCTTTGGGGTTAGAACCGAGGTAGTAAGCTAACTCAGGTCCAACGTCCGAGGACTGGATCGTTTCGGCCATCACATCAGTGATTGGGAGCTTGGGGTTGTATGCGACTTGTTCAAAGTCATCATATTTCGTCCGTGCTTCTTCTTCCTTGTCGTGATAACTCTCAAGAACTTGCGACTGGCGTTTAGCAGACTCACGTTTGGCAATCA